GTCACACCTTGCCCCTCTGCTCCTGCTTGTATTTTTATAGGAATTGCTTGAGATTCACGATTAAGAGCAGATGCTTGAGCATTAATATCTGCTAATTGAGTTACATATTTATTTAATTCTGTTATTGCTGTATTTACTCCTGCTGTTTCTTGAGCTGTTTGAGTATCTGAAGCTTTCCCTTGAAGTTGCTTCATAATATCAGTTACTCCAGTTCCTGTTTCTGTTAATCCTTTTTGAGCTTGATCTCTTTGAGATGTAACATCTGCAAGTGTAGAAGCTATACCCTGTGAAGTAGAATCTATAATTCCAGAGTGATTTGTAGTATCAGCAACTGGTGTTACTGTCTTTAAAGCCACAGGTGATGATAAAGCTTCTGGAGTTAATGCAGATACTGGAAGATTTGTAGAATATCCGTTTACGACTGCGTTTCCATTTGCATCTTTTGTTGTTGTAGTTGCCATATATTTATTAAGTGTATCAAAGTATTAATTAATTGTAAGCTTTGTCCAAGTGGTTGTTTGCATAACCCACACTTCACCAACTCCATTTGTTGATAAATAAATTGATCCTTTTGGTAAAGTACCTACATCTAACTTTATGGATGCATCTGTTGTCTTAGACCCACTAACAATTACTGGATCTCCTTTAAACTTTAATCCATTTACAGCAACAATTAATTTTGTAAATATATTTTTAGTAGGAGTTATCCCTTTTTTAAGATATTCCACGTCTTCTTTTAATTGATAAAGTTCTTCCTGTGTCATATAGTATTCATTTTATTATACTTGTACCGTAATTCCTTAATACGGACATCTCCTGTGGTTGCTATTCTAAATTTATACTCTCTACCAGTCAAAAATTGATCTCCATTAACGTCTGCTTCTGCAACTGATACATATTGTCCTGTTGCTGTTTTTGTAATGTTTAAAATTGGTTGTAGCGTTCCAAAACGAGTTCCACTTTCATCTTCACAGTAATACCCAACTGTGATATTCCCATTTGTTGAATTACACTCATAAGCAATTTGTACTGATACTAATTGCTTATTTTCATATCTATCACCAACAGCCATTGCTGGATTAATAGATGTTGTATAAACAGATGAATTAACGTATGTAGCATCACTTGTTCTTGTAAAATATCCAGCAACTCCTCCATCTGTGTAAGAAGCAAACATAATATCTCCAATGATAGAAAAATTATTAAGAGTTCCTGTAATAATGTTACCATTTAATAAATATTTTTCTTTTGTAACAAAATACTGTCCCAATTTATTAAGACCACAGGAGTATATAGCATCATCTGTATCAAAACAAAAATACAATTTATTATATTGCTTTGCTTTCCAATGTCGTAAAACATTAGAAGTTGTCATTAAAAACTCTTTAACTAAAACAGGATGCCCTCCATTATATATCTTAATATTATAAGAATAGTTGATAATAGTATCGTATGCTCCAATTGTTTTTGTTTGAGAAATACCAATAAGTGTTTCATTGATATTCTCTAGCACCATAAGATCTCCTGTTCCCCAGTTTATTATTTCTTGGAGTGTTGTTAATGAAGTATCTCTTCCCCATAGGTACACAAGAGATGATCCTGTTGATAAAGCATTTAATTGACTATCAAAAGATACTTTTCTTACAGCAATTGCTAAATATCCACCACTATTTGTAAGTGAAGTAATTTTTACATTCGTTGGAAGTGTTAATCCAAGAGCGAGTGCAGTCCCATTGTAAGTATAAATAGTATTATTAATACCAATATACAAAATATTATCTTCTGGATGTACAAAAGGTTTTGGAGTTTCTGTATCTCTTGTGCCCATACTTCCAATATCTGTTGCACTTGCCCCAGTAGTGAATTGATATAGATGAGCTGTTGCTGAATTACCTACTGCATACGCTTGTCCTTTATATTCCACCAAAGTACCAGCTTGAGGAGTTTCTGTGTTTGCAATAGTAGCTATTTTTGCCCACGCTGTACTTATTGGAGTATCTTTTGTAAAGAATGATAGTTTTGATGATGCTGCACTTTCTCTACCAAGTGCTACCAACTTTAAAGCATTAGCAATTTGCACAGTAATAACATCTGTAATCTGAAAATCAGTTATAACAGTAGATCCTGTTGATATCGTTTCAGCAACCTGATCTGGAAAAGCTCTTAATAAATGAGGGTTGGAAATAATATCAAAATTAACAGATGAATCTGATTCATTTGTAGACGTTGTTCTTATATCTTCTGAATTACCACCATCAAAACGATTTATTATAGCTATACTTGACATATTATGATTTTATTTTATTGATTATATTAGCTATATGTTTTATTTTATTTACTACTCTAGTATATAATCTTGTAGTTAAAGATACATCTTGTCCATTTAACAAAAATGATCCAGATGTAATTGCAAAATAATAACTTCTAAATAAAGTTAATAATACATTTTGTCCGTTAAGTGCAAAAGATCCATAAGATGCAGCAATTGGATATGTTGGAACAAATGTAAAAGTACCATTTGAAGTAAATGTATGTATTGTTTGATCTCCTGATGTTGTTTTTGTACCTCCTGTTGAGCTAGGGTTAATGCCATCTGCTCCAGATGTTGCGTAAGAAATAATAACTACCCCCTGTTTTCCTGCTCCACCATTACCTGCAAAACTTCCAGCTCCACCTCCAGATCCATAAGTAATACCATTGCCACCAGGACTACTACTTGAATTTGCCGAATCCCCTCCAGCACCATTCCCAGAACCAATAATGCCATAATTAAAATAAGCACCACCTCCACCACCAGCATATGTAACAGCTGCTCCAGTAATACTATTAGATGTTCCTAATCCTCCATTTTGACCAGATCCTGCACTACTACTTCCACCACCACCACCACCGTAAAAACTATTAACACCATTTGCACCATTATATCCAGCCGTTCCTACCCCACCAACACCAAAATTACCTCCACCAGCAACATCTCCTCCACCTCCTCCTCCAGATGCCCCAGAAAGACCAGCTGTTCCAGGATTACCTCCTTTACCACCACCACCTCCACCAATAGCTGTATATGTAGAAAAAATAGAAGATGTACCATTTACTCCATTGTTTGGAGAAGCTACTCCACCAGCACCACCTGTTCCAACAGTAACCGTTACATTTCCTGTAATAGCAAAAGCTGGATCATAAATAAATTGACCTGCTCCACCAGCTCCACCAATAGAAGAGGCTGCTCCACCACCTCCACCTCCTACTACAAGTACTTTTGCAATTCCTGTTGCCATATTTTCTTATACTAATTGAAGTACCCCATTAGTTGGATCAAAATCAACTACAAAAATATCTGTATCAGCAAGAGTTAAGTTACTTCCGTAATCGAACCATCCTATAAGCTCTTTATTTGTTGCTGTGTCATTATAAAGCACAACATATCTAAACGGACCAACAGCACCTGAAGCTGTCATAGAAAGATCTGAAAGTACAAGCTTGTATGTTCCAGAAGTTTGTGAAGATGTAGTTGTTGTAACATTTCTTGGACCTAAATTTGTATAAGATATTTCAGTTATGTTTGCAAGAACAGTATTACTTGCTACTGGAGCAGAGTTTGTAAGAGCAATTTTAAGCTGATCTGATCCAAGATTATGTACTTTTTCAGCTAAAGCTTCTACAAAACTATTAAATTTATTAAAGGTTGCCATATATTATTTATTATTTTGTCTACTTGGTAAAATTCTTCTTTTTTCTGCTCTGTTTCTATTAGAGTAATACTTTCGTATTTCTCCCTCCATACCACTTTTACCATCTCTTCCATATAATTGTATACCAAAAGATGTTGCTTGTGGAAGTCCTTTTTCAAGGCAATAAAAGTATGATGGTCGGAGTGTTAAATATTCCTGAAATATTTCTGGAATACCTGCCACTTTAGTTGTATCTGTGGAAACAAAGTATGAAGCTCCACGAGAAATATATACTTCAAGAGCTTCTACTAAAGAATAGTTTGGAATCTGGTGTAAAAATATTCCACCAGCTGTTAATTCATAAGTAATAGGAAGACCTGTTGTTGTATCATTCAAAAATGCATCATCTTCATCCATAATATCTTTTTGCACAAGAGTTTTCCGAGATCCATCTGGATATTGAATACGAATTTTATAAATATCTAATACTTGATTACCATTCTGATCTAGTGTTAATACAATATCTTGCTCTCCTGCTGTTATATCAGCATATATTATAGGATAGTCAATATGGTTAATATCATCAACTGGTTGATTTCTTCCTGCATACTGATTCGCAATAATAAAGAAATTAGCGAGAGCAAAGTTTACATCAACAGTTTTATCGAGGAGTGGGTAAGAAGAACTAGTAGCATTACTAGTTCCTGTTCTACGAGCAATAACTTCAATAATACCTTTCTTATTTGTTGTATCTGAAAATTGGAGTAGTGACATTTTTGTTTTTATTTAATATGCACAATTGGAAACTCGATAAGATCGAGTTTCCTATGTAGATACTATGCAGCAGTCGTTACGTTTGTCCACCCTGTTGTACCGTTTGTATTTACATACAAACGAGTAGAAGTAGATGATCCATCAGTACGCATATACAAAGATCCTTGAGGAGCAGAGATAGTTGGAGCACCTGATCCGAAATAAACTCCGAGAGCAGCAGATCCCATTGCCAATGCTGGAGCTGTGTTACCTCCTGCTACTGTTGCAGTAGCACCTAACACAGTTACGTTTCCAAGAAAGCTTGGGTTTACACCATTTGGGGTTGCCATATGTTTGTGAGAGATTAGTTTACTTTAGTAATTCCTTTCGAGGGGAGTGTAATTAATTATTTACTTAAATATTTTGCTGCTTCTAAAATAATATTAGTGTTATCTTTTAATAAACCAATTGCAAGATTACAATTATTACATAAAAGACCTCTAACTTTTCCAGTTATATGGCAATGATCTATATATAAATTTTCTCCATTATTTTGAAGTTGTTTGCATATAGCACAAGTACCATTCTGGTTTACAAACATTTGATTATAATCTGCTTCTGTAATTCCATAACGCTTTAATTTACTTAATCTTGTCCTCTTTGCAGTTATTTCTTTATTTAGCATATACCATTTATTGTTTGTAACTTTTCGCCTATCTCTATTTTTATTATTCCAATCTTTTGATTGTTTTAGAACTTTATCAAGATTTTTGAGTCTATATTGTTTTTTATATTTTCTCATATATTCTTTTCTCTGTTCACTAGAATAGTCGTAAGCCATAATATCTATATATTATAGGCTTAATATAGGTAAGATGCAATCGGTGGGAAGACATTCTACCTATATTAAGCCTATAATAATTTGTAAATGAACTTTCTACACTCCCCTAAAAAGGGGATTTGCTATTAAGCAAGAGTAATCTTCACGATAAGAGCAGCTTTAGTTGCCCATACCTTAACACCAAGATAACCATAGGTTACGACTTCCTTTCCTGTCTTACCAGAAACACCTTTTTCATCAAACATCACTCCTTGTGGAGCAGCGTATGTACAAACATTCTTTACACCGAAAAGACGGCATCCAGAGTTTGTGAAAGTAAGTGTTCCAATAGTTGCAGAAACGAATGTACCTGCCTTAACCACATAGATATCAACACCCATATAAGATGTCATCCATCCGTTGTTAAGAACAGCATCAGCAAATGAGAAACCATTAGCTGCTTGTACTTGGATAAGACCAACAATATCAGTTGGCTCAAGAACAAGGAAAAGACCCTTGTAACTATCAGCGTAACCTACTGTCTTAGAGATAAGGTTAGCCATAATTACGTTCACGTTGGCAATTGTTGTGAATCCACCAACTGGAGTTGTGTATGCACCTGTTCCACCAAGAGCAAGAGCGTTTACAACCTGCTTATCAATTGCTGTTGCAATAGAGTAAGCTTGTTCATCTGTACGATTTGCAAAGAGATCAAAGTTAGTCAATGTCTTTTCAAAATCATACACTTGTTCAGAAACAATGAACTCATCAGCTACTGTCAATGTATCGTCAGTAGTTGTGTAGTTTCCAACAGAGTATGTACCTGCAATTGCCTGTACAGTTGTTGTTGGCTGTGAGCCATAAGGATTCTGAATAGTTTTACTTCCTGAACGATCTACATCACAGATTTTTTCTGCAACGAGTGCCGCTCTAAGAAGAGTATCGAGGTTTGCAAGACGATACTTATCTCGGTACGTTTTTGTACTTATTGTGTTAGCCACAGTTGTTTTTATCTGTATTATTTATTTTACAGATAAGGGGTTACTTAAACTTAGTAATCCCACCGATTATCTATCTTTTACGATGATCTTTTTCAGCTTTCTTCTTAGCAAAACGTGCTTGTGCTAGGACTGTCGGATCATCTGGTAGATCACCTTTCTCTGCATCTGATAATACTTGAGAAGTAGTTTTCTTTCCAGTAGTCCTACGAGAAGAGCCAGTGTGAGCAGCTTCAGCAGTTGCTCGTTCTTCTGCTTTATCGGAGAGTAGTGTTTTCACAAAATTAGTTGAGAGAGCTTCCTTAATGGTTACTCCTTTCATCCTAGCGTAATCTTGTACTTCTTGGATGTCTTCTTCTGGTACATTTGCCTTAATAAGAACAAACATATCACTATTTGATAGAGCAGTAGTTTTTGAGGACTTCTTTTCGACTTTCGTGTCTGGCTTTTTGTTAGTAGGTTTTACCCACTTGCCATTTATAAACTCATATCCCTCTTTTTTCAAGAAACGATTTTGAGCGTTTAACTTAGCACGAGCATCTTTTGACTTTGGATCAGAATCATCTTCTTCATCGTCATCCTCTGATTCGTCATCTTCCGATTCATCGAGATCTTCATCTTCGATATCATCTTCTTCTAACTCATCATCAATGTTTTCTTGCAAGAGGTCATCGTCCTCTGGGTTTTCAACTTTTGACATAGTATTGTAACTAGGGTATGTAATTAGTGTATATAACGATTAATAATTGTGCAAACTATTTTGAACTATTTTTCTTTGCTTGTTCTTGTAAACGAGCTTTAGTTGCTTCAATAGTTTCATCTCTAAGACCAGCTAACATTCTTAAATTCTGTAATTGAAACTCAATATGAGATAACATTGTGTTTCTAGAAGATAATTCTATGAATGCTTGTTCTGGAGTTTTATTCTGTGCTTTATGGAGATCAGTAAAATTAATCCCAATAGCTGGATTCTTATCTTCAAGTACTTGGAACTGTTGTTCAAGATATTTACACATAAGATCACGAGCCATTATAAGAGGGTAAGCTCTTTCAATAGTATGTTCCTTTGTATCAATATTCACATAGAGATCAACCATCTGGAAGAATGGAGCGTCAAGATCAATTTCTGGAAGTAATGTCTTTCTAAGAACAGCCACAGAATCTTTACTAATAGTAAAAGCTCTAACTATCTTTAGTTCTTCATCATTTAAAACTCCTTGTAAGAAGAATTTACGGAGAACTTTTAGAAGTCCATCATTTTCACAGAAAGTATTCTTAATGAGAGATAACTCTTCATCAGAATATCGCATTGTTTGTTCAGATTTTTTAATTTCTGCCATATTATGCTAAAACTTCTAGTTTCTTAAGAAGTTCATCCTTTTCAACATTCCACTTCTCTGGTGACTGTCTGATGAAACGGACATATACATTCCAAAGATTAATATATGCTTCTGATCTTCCTTTCTTCATTTCTGGAAGTCCTTGTTCAAGAGCTTCTTTAACAGCACGATCTGTTATCGCTGGGGCAGATGCTGGAGTTGGAATATCGTTAGTGTCTGGATTCATTGCTAATACTTCTTCATTTGTTGCTTCTGCTGGAGCAGTTGCTGCATTTCTTTTTGCCATATCTTTTATTGTTTTATTTTTATAAATGTCCCACCGTCATTAAACAACTCGACTAAGTTGTTGGCGTGACATTTGGTGGAGGAGTTGTTTCTTGTTGCGATACAGGAAGTGGTTGTGTTGGAGGAGCTTTTGGAGTTAATTCAACAGGATTAAGTTCACCAGTTGCTTGAAGTATCTTATTAAAGATAGTTCTAGCGTTAGGATCATTAAGGATGGTAGGGTTAGTTGCAATAGTTTGTAACACAGTTGTAAGAGTTGTCATCACTGCTTCTTTGTCGGACTGTTCATTAGTTACTTCAACTTCAACATCCCAGTCAAGATCAGCAAATAATTCTTTCCAAGTTGTATCATCAACATCAGATGGTTTAAAGAATCTCTGATTACCTTGCTGATTAAGATCTGCTTGTATCTTCTGTGCTTCAGCTCCAACATCTAAACTCTTAGCAACTTCATTATTAAACATTTGTTCTGCAAGATGTTTATTGTTTCTGCGAATAACTTCTGCATTCACATACATAAGATCTACCTTTTGAAGTCCTACACTATCAAGAGTTGCTGCAATTTCATCAGTTGTGTCCATCTGCTTCTTAAGATAAGGAATAATAAACTTTCTCATCATCTCTTCAATAGCAAGACCTTTATTCTCTGTCATTATTTCAAACAAAGAATGAGCTTCTTGATTAAGTATAGCTACTTGTCTGTAAGCTGTTCCAGATGGCATATTATTACCAGCAAGAGCGTCTGGAGTAGATGTTATCTCTTGAGCATTCTGTTTCCACATAACTCCAAAGTTTTGAAGTGCTGTTATATCGTGAGAGTTATTTTGAACTTGAGTAAGAGGAGCATTATCAGCGTGTATAAGAATATCTCCGTTCTCCATTGAATCAAGAGCATTTTGCCCTACGAAAGATCCATCTGATGTCTGGAATATAAGCTTTGATGCAAGATCAAGCTGATCTTTAATAGCTTTTACTGTATGGTTTTGCATCCACTGTGATTCAAATAAATGTTCTACTGCTCCAATAGCTTGAGTTCTTCCATCTTCTTTGATTAAGTGAGTAATCATGTAAGGATCTCTTGCTTCTTTACCACAAACAAGAGTGAACTCATCATATTCATTATCTTTGCCATCAACAGCAACAAAAGAAACAACGTGCATCTGCTGTACATAAACATCATCATCTTCTTTTAATGGCTCAATACCTTTTGCTTTCTTAAGAGTTGAAAGAGGTAACATTCCGTGAACTTCATACACAGGTATATATTCACTCTTGTTGTCTTGCTGTTGTCCTCCAAGTAACTTTCTAGATTCTTTTACTTTTTCAATAAGTTCTTCTACTTTTTCCTGATTATATTCTTTCTTCTGGTACAACTGTGCTGGAGTAAAGAAAAGCTTTTCAATACGAACATCATTATCAAAATCTACCTGATCCACGATTAATCTACTCCACGGAATAACAGAAGAGTGTAATTGCCCTTTTGATTCTATGAACTTAACCACAGAAGATCCGTAACGAGCAAGAGAACGACCCCACTCATTAAGAAATACTCCAAAAGCATCACGCTTCATATACTCCTGAAGATGTATTGTTGCAAGAAATGCTCCAAGAACATCACTTTGCTTTGTTGCTTTGATTCTAATATTTTTACGATCAATATCAGTTGCTCGATACCAAATATTTGTTGCAGCTGTTACGATATTAAAAAATGGTTTTTCACGACCCATAGCATCTTCTTCTCCAGAAGTATGCTTAGAATTTAAGTATGCTTCTATCTTTTCAATGTTTTCATACATTGAAAAATTAACATACTTTGAAATAGTTGTATTACCACTAACATAATTACTTTCTCGATTACGAACTATTGATCCAATTGATTCTTGTTCCATATATTTTTTAAGTGTATCAAACTATTTTTATTTTAGTAAAGAATTAAGTTCTTCTTTAGTCACAATGTTACCGTACATTGCACTAGAAAGATCTCCGATTACCTCTAAACGTCTTCTAAAACGCTGGTTTCTATCTTTAATACTGTTAAGTTGCACTCTATAACATTCCAGCTCTTGATTTAATCTAAATTTAGGATCTATAAAATATCTTTCCCACCATTCCTCTATTCCATAAGTAGTTTGTTGTTTTGTGTGACATTGCTCGTGTACTAAAAAATCAGCTGGTATTGGAGCAAAATCAGTATAATATACATCTCCATAAGTAAAACAAGTACCTCTTTGTATATCAAATATCTTACTAGCTCTTTCAAACAAAGGAAACTCTTTTTGTAATTTATAATTTATTTTCATTTTGTTGATCTCATTGCTCTATTTGCTCTTCTAAGTTCAAACTGATCCTGTTGCCTTGATACAGCTTCTGTTTTTTTAGGATCTTCTTCTCTTGTTGCTATCTTCACAAGCTCAAAGAACGCTCGATAGATGATCGTATCTCCGAGATCTGGAGAATGTCCAAGTGTTTGCTTTACTTCATCCTTTGGAATAAGTTGTTTTTTACCCTCTCCATCTACATTCTTCTGTCGCATCAGAGCAGAAAGATCTCCTATTATTTCTTCTCTGTAATCTGGAACTTTAAAAGCAAACTTTCTTTCATTAATAAGTTCTGCTGCTTTCCAAGCACATTGAGATTTTAAATTAGTAAATGATGTTTTAGGTATTAAAGAATTATTCACTATTTTATTTTCTCTTGTTCTTATCTCATACGCTGTTGGAAATGGAGTAGAGTTTGCAGTAAAACCTTTTACACCAAACAAATGATCAACAACTCCACCACCTATTCCATCTTCATCTATGAGGATGTTTGAGAAAGGTATACTTTCCTGTGCAGCAAAATCTTTTATTTGTTGTTCTGTTTTATCAGTTGTTTGTTTCTGGAATTTCTCTACACGGTATAATTCAAGTCCATCCCAGAATGAAAAATTTGTAGAATCTTTACCTAGACGAGCAACATCAACAATAAGATACTTCTGTCCGTCTTTAACAACAGTGTTTGAGAAACAGTCCGTTAGTGCATCAAAAGTAACAAGAGAATCTTTACTCTCATCATAATCCCAAGACCCCTCATATAAACGCTGTCGTGCTACAACATCTTTAATATTTGAAAGTGTTTCCACATATCCATCTGGAAGATGTTTGTTATCAGATGCAAATGCTTGTATAAAACATCTTGTTTTTGGTAATGTCCCAGCAAAGAAAGGGTCTACATATTGTCTTTTCATCCATCCCTTTTTGGGGTTAGCTGTGATGATCAACTTCTTTTTCAACTTATAAACATCATTCTTCCAACGACCGATAGAGAGCCACAAGTTCTCCTTAGCACTCTCTGGAACTTCTCCACCCTCTTCGATCATCCCTCGTGTCATCTGCATAGATCCGAAACGCTCAAAGAGTGGATCACTTGGCTCATCTTTACAAGCAATAAGAAAAACTTTTGAACCATTAGACAAAGTATAATAGTTGTCTTGACCGTTGAATTTTGCATACTTCTCAATATCAAGTCCTAACTTTTGGAATACTTCGTGTATCGTTGGAATAGTAAACTTTCTTAGATCATTTAATTCTTTACGAGCTATAAAATAATGAGTGTCTGCATACATAAGAGCATCTCCAAATATAAGAGATACACCAAGATATGATTTACCACCACCCTTTGCTCCACCATAAAGTATTTCTTCTGTTGAAGTATCTATCCACCTTTTAAAAGCTTCTACTTGTTTTAGATTCTTTGTGCGAAAGGTTATTTCCATAAAAATTTCATATGATCTTGAGATGCATAGTGCATTTGATCCACTAGTTTTTTAAAATTCTCTGTAACCTCTTCTCCTTTTTTTATATCTCTTAAAGCAAATTCTCCATCACTGTTTGCATCCTCCGAGTGATTCATAAACGACTGTAATATCTGATCTCCATTAGGAGATATACAATACACGACATCTTGATCACTGTTTATAATAATACGATCAAGAATAAGAGAAAGAATTTCTTTATGTAGTTTTGATAATTCTTTTATTGGAATTGCGTAACACATCATTTTTTTACCCTCATAAATATCTTTAAGAAAATAATCAGATAATCTTGTCCCCTTTTTAATATCACGAATAGCAAATACACCAACTCCGTGAATTTTGGATGTACCCACCTTACACCAAACAGAGTTGTTTAAATAATCTATTGGATTCATTATTTTTCTATTATAATTCTCATTCCTGTTACTGGAATAGCTTCAATAGCTTTACCATCTGTTGTTGCATCAACACCCTCTCGATAACCGTGCTTTGTTAAAAGTACTTTTGCTATCGTTGGATTATACTCTCCAGATAGTCCTTTTTCTAACAATACTTTTGCTTGTTTGTCTAGTAATTCTTCAATAAGAGTGGAAAACTCTTGATGAATTTTTCTCCATTCCTTAATTGTATCTTTATCAATTTTCAAAAAAAGAGCTAATCCCTCTATCGTTGGAAGTTTTACTTTTAAAAATCTTTCATAGCTATCTGATTTTTCTCCACGAGTTTTATGAAACTCCTGTTCCTCATCTTCACAGGAATCTATATACTCTCTAGTTTTTTTTAGAATAGAATCATTGTACTTTGTTGGTCTTCCTCCTAATCTTGGACGATCATTTATTGTTCCTTTTCCCATAGTTTTATAGTATCAAAATTTTTAAGTATATGCATTTCTTCTAAACAGTGTAAGCAGATATCAGGTTGATTTTCTCTTGTTTTAATAAATAGATATAAGCATTTTTTGCCGACAGTCCTACATAAGAATATTTCTGATTTTCTAATATGTATGTCTGCACAAAGCAGTATATTCTTCTTCTTTTTCAATTTTTGTAAAATTTATCTTTCTTAACTCCTGTATGAGTTAAGTGCCATTGCATCCTTGATTATTGCACATATAGATCCTAAGACGCTTACCATTGTGTTTCTCTAAATAATTTTTTTTAGTTTGAGCTGTCTTCTTGTCCATACAAGATTTACCACAAGGATCTATCATACTACTTATTTTTAAACCTACTTTGAGCAGGAACTAAAACATTTTTAGCATATTCAACTCTCTTCTTCTTAGAAAGTTTGTCCCACCTTGCTCGAGCCATCAACCTTGCTCGAGCACTTCTCTCTTCTTTCGTTAGTTTCATCACTCTTTTGAGTGATGCTTTACTGTGTGCTTCTGACATACTATAAAATATAACAGATTTTATGGTATATGGCAATATGTTTATCCACATACTATAAATTGACAAATGACATACTGTAAACTATACTATAATAGTAGGTATATTAATAATAAAGATAATACATATGACACAAACAAAAGAAATAACATTAACAAAAGAAGAAACACAAGCTATTCAACTAGCTGAAAAGTTAGCGATAACAACTTCAGATCAAATGGTTGATGCAACTCGTAATCTTTCAGTACTTAATCAAACACTTGATCGCCTTACTGAAGATAAAGAACTTTTAACAAAACCAATTAATCTTCTATTAAAAGAAATCAGAGGAAGATATAAGCCATTTGAAGATAAACTTGAATATGCTATATCAGCTATTCGTAAAAGTATGATCACATATCAAACAGAGCAGAAAAGATTAGCTAAAATAGAAGAAGATAAGATAATTTCAAGAATTGGAGATGGAAAAGGTAAGTTAAAAGTAGAAACAGCTATAAAAAAGATGGAATCTATTGATAAACCAGATCAAAAAGTATCAACAGATGAGGGTAGTATTAAGTTTCGTTCTATTCTATGTTTCGAAATTGTTGATGTTTCAAAAATACCTAAAGAATTTATATTAGCTAATGAAGTTGCTATTAGAAAAGAAATGTTGGCAGGTAGAGAAGTTTCTGGTGTTAGATATTTTACAGAAGAAGTACCGTTTAATAGCCGATAAACGAGGGTTAAACTTAAAATAAGACGTAAAAACGTCTTATTTTTTATTTATATAGCACTTCCTACAATACCCTTTAGCATAATGTTTAACTTCTGGATGACATAGTGATTTTTTAAAATAAGTAACTTCTCTAACATCTCCATTTTTTAATCTTAACTCTTCTGCTTTTTCTTTAATGAGACTTTTAATTACTTTTGTATTTTTAATATAATTAGAATGGTCAAAAAT